TTTTTCTTCAGAATTATCTTTACAAGGTTAAGGGTGTTCTCAAGTTATCTTCTAGAACTTCTAGGGATTCTAAAAGAACTAGAAATCCTATGCAAGCCTGCCTCCCTTTCGCTGCCAAAGGTGCAACACCCCACGCCTTAAATATAGCCACCGCCAACCTTATACATAAAAAGAAGGCGCGCTCCACGAATAGAGCGCGCCTTGTTTGCTGATGTTTGACAGTTTTAATCAGTACGATTATAAGTTGCCACTGTTGGCTTTTATAATCCGCAAAACGAAATGTTTCGAAACAATAAAACAAAGTGTTTGGTTACGTAAAACGAAATGTACTTTTTAAAGTTCCCTCCCACACATAGAAAAACGCCTCGAAAATCTTTTATTTTGAGGCATTTTTCTATGATAAATATTTGTATATCTCACAAAAAAACACTACCTTTGTATAGTATAAATTGGGGCTTTATACTCTCAAATGTCGAGTTCAAAATTTACCCATCAAGCAGTTGCTTGGTGCGGCTTATATTATTCTCGCATACATAAGCGTTGCTCAGTATCTAATAGTATTTGTTCATCGTTCAAATGGTGTTGGAATGCGATTCAAGCGACATCAGTATAAAGCATAATATCCGTATAGGACGCACTGTAATTCATATGTGCATTGAACTCCCGCCGATGGCAGTTCTCAAAGGGGTTTCCGATGAGCCTGTTCTTGCCTATCCATTCGCAAAGCTCTACTATTGACGACTTGTTCGAGGTAAAATAGATGAAACGATGACCAGCGAGGATAGTCAACACATCGAGGTAATCAGACAGCTTCCAGTACATTCTATAAGTTTTACTATCCGTGCTCAGATATGGAGGATCGACAAGGAATACCACGTTTGGCACGTCTTTATACTTATCAAATACCTCTTTATAGTCGCAGGAAGAGATTGTTAAGCCGTTGAGATAATCTGTGCATAACGGATAATTGGTTGATTTTACCCTGCTATACAAGGTCTCTTTTTCCAAGTCAGCAAAGCAAGTGGCGTACTTCATGGAAAACAAAAGCGACGCCGACAACGTGATGTAATCGACATAGCCATACTTGTGTTCATGCTTACGAATGCAAGCCAGCACGCGTTCCCTTGCTTCGCCTAATATGGGCTTGCTTCGTGGAACATCTACTATCGTCCTCAATTCTTCTAATAGTTTATTTGTCTGAGAGATGCGCTCCAAACGAATTCTATAGCCGTCAAAGTCATTATACACCACGGTTGAGTTCGGCTTCTGGTACTTGGCGATATGGGACAGCAGACCGCTGCCACCGAACAAGTCTACAAATGTTGTACCATCGGGGAACTGTTGGAGCACCTTTATGTACTCCTTGGCGAACATCCGCTTCTGCCCCTGAAAAGGAAGCGGTGCCGAAAGATATTGTTTTCTCATTGTTGTACAGGTTTGTTTGTACGGCAAAGTTCGGAATACTCTTTGAAGTAAAAGAAAGATGGATACAATTCACACTGCATCATTCGTACAGTGGGTTCCAAAACGCTTGATAATGCTATATATCTTCCTTTCACTCACATTATATTTTTCAGATAGCAAAGAAACGATATACGTAACTTTATCCCCTTGGAAATACATACGTTTATAATCGCCATAAAGGTCAATATAACGGCAGTCATCGGGCTTAAGCCCTATATTTTGAAGTTTTTCTATTAATTCCCTGTTAAAATAAAGTATCTCAAATAGTGTCATATTAAATATTTTTTGTACTTTTGCAAAGTCTCACTTATTAAAAACAATCCCGTATAGGGCAGCAGAAGACATTAGCCTCCAGCTGTGCTCTATACGGGTATATTGTTTAATAGTAAGTGAGACGACTATTTTAACAAGGCTGGGGGCTTTTTTTATTCCCCCATAAGGTTTACTCTAAATCCAGCTCGCCGCTTTCAATGGCGAAATAGATATCACGTACCCCTTTGTATGCGGCAGTTTGCTCTTCGATGTCTGGAATAGAATTCCAATGTCCATCTGTGAATGTTGAGCCGTTGTGTCCATAATCTGCCGCACAACTTTCATCAGCAACGTCATCATGGGTACATTTGGCTACATGGTCGTGAAAGAGCAACACCTTGGCATTCTTCGGGTCGCTAATATCTGCCTTGTAGGTAACTACGTGAATAAAGCCATTTATAATGGCAATACCATTCACGTCTGCTTCAACTTTTTTTTGCATTACTTTTAGTTTCATAATTCGTTAATTTTTATATTAAATTAGCATTTTCCCTCTTATCCAGTTGATATTATAATAACTTTCTTTTCCTGTCTGAGGATTAACCGATATTTTTACTTCAAGGGCGGCAAAGTTATTAGGGTAAACAGAGATGGTCGTACCACTTCCCCAAATATTTATATAGCTGGTGGTTTGGTTGTATATAGCTATGGTTTCGCCTATTAACGTTCGAGCTATTTCAAAATCAGCATCGCCCGCAACACCGGGCAATGTTATAAATATAGTACGGTTGAACGAGCCTTTAAATAAAGTAATAGCGGAAACTTTTCCAGCAACAAATACGTAACCAATATCGGGATCTACTTTCGCATATTTAGTGATATTTTGAGGGGTTATTACAAGCATCTTCTTTCTGAAAGAGCCAACTCCTGACATATACCCATTGACTGGGTCAAGAACAATGTCAGGAGTGAAATTTGCATTGCCGTAGTCCGTGCTTGGATTTCCATTTATGTCCCCGCATTGAGAAAACAGTTTTCCTTTATCAAACACCCAACCGCCCAGCAGGGCTTTCCCCTTGTTTACAACAAAAGGCTTTTCGCCATTGTGTTTGATTTCAAAATTGGCTGCTTCCACAGATACCGTGCCATTGGTCAGGTCGATACCAGTACGCTCAACGCTGTCCACGACGTCCGGGTCTTTCCATGCCGTAGCTTTATTGCCCTCCTCTAACTGTATTTCAGACAGAAAGGCTTCACCATTTCTTGTTAGACCTATGAATATTTGCAAGTAATTATAACCGTCTTCCACATCAAAGGTATGAGTATATTGTTTCCATTGCCCCCACGTCGATGGTATATTTGGATAACTCGTTTTCGGGGCTGTCATATCCTTTGAACGGCTTTTTTTGATTTCAATATAAGGCTGGTCGCTGCCATATATGCGTGTAAACATCGACAGTGTGTAGGTGCGCCCACCTATTGCTTTTATCACAGGGAATTTGCACCCATTCCACTCATTCTGTGGAGCACCGTGGCGAACAATAGAAATGTAGGGGTTGTCAAGATGTGCGGTGCTCGCATAATTCCCAATAGTAACGTATTGAGCCCTTTGGAGTAACAATAAATCCAAAGGACGCAAACTTGCTCCCTTGAGCATGTTCACACCGCTGAAGGTCTGTTTGCTGACCTCCAAACGAATTTTCTCTGCATCTTGCTCTATAGTAGACATGCGCCTTTCAAGCCCTTGTTTATCAGCTTTGTTTTGTGCAATGATGCTTTGAAATTGGTGCTCATTGGCAAGGAACTTGGCTTCATTCCACTTCTGAGCACTCACCATAAACTCAACAGTAGCAGTGCGTGTTTGCCCTTTGTAGGTGGCAGTAACCTCCACCTTTCCGCTCCACTGGTTAGGACTAATACCGTCAAAGTATAGCGTGTTGTCGCCAACAATTCTTGCGTAGCAATTGTAAGGGGCAACATCTATGCTGCTGGGCACAACTTCTGTTTGCCCGAGAAACATTCGTATTTTACCCTTATTTTGCGCCAAATTTTCAATATTGCCCTTGTCATTCGTCTGAAAGACAAAGGTGTTTGGCGTAACGGTGAGTGTCAGGGCGGTATCTCCCGTGTCGCCCTTCTCTCCGTCATTTACGTTTGTGATGGTGATGTATGCTCGTGTTATTACCTTTGCCATATTACGTGTGATTTGTTATGTGCGTAGATACCTACGCACATTTATTATTACTGGCTTACTTCGCAATAAAAAGTCGCCTTTTGGTCTATATCCTTGGCTTCCACCACAAGAGGGTTGCCTGTCTTTTGGTTTGAAGATGTGCCCGAGAAATTTGACTTTTCGCCATTCTTGCCATACTTGCTCCACGTGTAGGTAAATTTCTTCGAGGTCGTGTTTTCGTCCTCAATGCGTTCTTCTCCACGATACAGGCGAGCGCAAAGCGTCGTCGAGCCCTGTCCGTTCTTTATCTGCAAACCTGTTGGAGAGAACAGTTCCAACGTGTAAGGGTCGGTTCTATCCTCGAATGTTACGATAGCTTCCGCTTTGTCAGTGCCGTCGATGGCTTCAATTTTGAATGTTTGAACATTCAGCACATCATCTGCCTTTACGGTGAGCGTTGATACACCTGCGGCAGTTGCAATGCCACTTGTAAGAAGCTCCCACGCCTGCGTCTTCAAGTTGAGCGAGTACCACTTGTAAGTAATGCCGTCCGTGTCCTGCGTGCCGCCACGGTAACACTTAGCTTCCGCCGTAAGGGTGGAAATATTGTTGCCCGCATCAAAGCTGTTACCCTTTGGCTGTGTGAGTACAACCTGAAAGAGCGCACCGGCATTTGCTGTCTTCACGACAAAGCCCTGCGCCTCAAGCGTGGTATCCTGTGCCGTATCATCATCGTGAAATACAGCTGTTATCTTGATGGGCAGCGAGTTGCCTGTTATATTGCCCTTAATGGTAAGTGCGCCTCCTGCTGAAATTGCCGCAACGCTATACTGTCCACTTGTTGCCCCGGCATTCACGACAGTACCGCCAATATCATATTTCAAGCTCGTGAGCTTACTCACCAAATTAGTACCGTTACCGGTAACATACACCTTCGGCGTTACCACATTGTTGTCGCTACCGAAGTTAGGCGTATATACCTTTGTGTCAGGGTTATACATCTGTACCGGGTGCTTGATGCTCATAACGAGCTGTACCTGCTTCGCATCATTGAGGTCTACAATAGTTACCTGACCTCTTGCTTTTACTGTTGCCATATTTTTTCTTTTTTTATAGTGAATAAATTTATCTTTCAATTTCTACCATACAGTCTATCTGTGCTTTCAGGCTCACTTCTTCAGCCCGTACGGTGATACGGTTTCCAACCGCTTCGTGTCGTGTATTCCAAGCCTTATCGAAGTCGGTATTGCCTGTCTGAATGACCCACGAAAAATTATAAGGCTGCAAAGTCGATGTAATATCCTGTTCTCCGTGGAAGACGGCAGCCACAAGGACGATTTCTCCCTGCCCGTTGTGTATGACGTTGCCTCCGCTTTCCGACTGTACCCTCACCGTGTAGGGCGATGTGCCGTCTTCGCCCTTGGCAGCATATTTCTTCCACTTAGACGACTGCTCCGTAGGTTCATCGGTATTGCCGTCCACAAGGGAAAGCCACGTGCCCCCATTGTGGTACCACGCTTCATATTTAGTTGCCACCGTGCCCGGTACCCAGTCGCCACGATACAGAACGTTGGGAATACGCTCGCCATCTGCACTTATCCATTCGAAGCGTGCCGAATTGACAAATACCTTGTTGCTGGACAGATGGAATATTGCGTTGCCTTTATTCAGCGAAAAGTCGTGAATGTTGCGGTATACTTCGATAGTTCCGCCCTCCTCTTTTGAGGTGGTTATCATCGTAACATTCATGCGGTGGCGGTGTAATGTCGGTTCTACGCCGTGGGCAATGTCCCACAACGTGTTGTGTCCGCACAGCACGATGTTATCGCCCGCCATCGGCTCGTCATTCTCTACGCTTTGGTCGCGGTAGGTGTCATCGTCGGTAATGACGATATACGCTTCTTCCGTTGCCGTTTTCTGCCCAACTTCTGCCACGACACGCCAGTAGTAGCGGTTGCTGACATTCTCGTACACACCTGCCTTGATATTAAATGTTTGACACAACGGTTGGTCGCCCGCCAACCAGTCGTTGGTTACTGCTTTGTCGCCATCGTCGGTGTGTAGGTAGCATTTCCAGCCACCCGGCACACGCACCACCTTTTCTATGATGGCATTCGCACCTGACAGAACGATGTTGCCGCCGATATGCTTGTACTCGTCTATTTGAAGGCTACGGAAGATAGCCTTGCCAATCACCTCTAAGTAGTCGATTTGCCCATGCGCCCGCCCCTTCTCATCGAGCCACACGCCAAAACCGTTGAGCGTCTTTTCAAAGCCTGCCGTCTGAATGGATTTCAAGACGGCGTTGCCCAGTTCATCAATACCTGCGCCGTCCTTGAATCCTATACCCCTCAAGAAGGTAATTAACCCCTGCGCCGTGTCGACGGAAGTCTTGCTCAGGAATTCCTTGTGTGTACGTCGGGCACTGTACAGATTGGTATCTGTAGGCTTCGTCGTATCCCAGCTGCGGATAACGTCCGGTATATTAATCGCGCCGACGAGAGTTCCAGCATAGTTCCTTGCATCGGCAATGGCACTATCCATCTTTGCCATTGTGCCCGTTGAGAGAGCATCACAGATTTCTATATCCATCTGTCCCGGCTCATTCACTTGCCTGCTGATTTTCGTGATACGACTTGAGCGATATCCGTTCTCTGGAAAATATTCCCTGCTCTCCAACCGAACACGTCTGCCGATAAACAATTCCGTTCCTGTTTCCTTTATCCAGACAAAATCCGTCGGTGCTTTATAGCGACTTACGTCCAATGCGTGCTTGCCATTATACTCATTGACAGCTTTCAGAAGCTCTTTTTCCGCCAAGGCATAATATTCGTCGGGCATTCTGATATTCCATAGGATATACTTATCGCCAGCTTTCGGAACCAGTGTTCCGCCAGGCAATTGCATGTCGTTGTCATAAGGCCATATCGTAATAATCTCAAACTCTTTGGCCTTACTGTCATAATTCACTTCAAAATAATGCTCATTGGAAGTGCCTAACCCTGCAAGTTCACTGCCGGCTTGAAAAGACACATGCTTTACCAAGCCGCCGATTTCGTAATCGTTAGGATTGAAAGGCAAGGCATCGTCTTTGAAATAGTAGATAATAAAGGGCTTGCCCTCCTTATCCTTCACCTGTTTCGAGCGCACGCTGCTTACAACCCCGATACGGCGGGGATAGATGTCTGAAAAAGCCTTCTGTTCATAATGGTGTATGATACCATAACGTTCCACGTTCACATCTACGTACTTCGCACCACCAGGCAACATCAGCCGACTATGTCCATATTTTGTCGCATCAATGTTGCGATTGCTTCCTATGGGGAACAGCCGTGTGTAGAATTTCGCATTGTCTGCCATGTCGCGGTTGAGCGATGTCAGTCCCTTGTCATATCCGAGCGTGATTTCATCACCATGCTCACATCGACACAAATTCACCGTCTCACCCTCTACCCACCATTCTACACCTACAGCCTCTGCCAGTTCCTTCAATCCTTCATTGCAATACTTGCCGGTATATTCAATAGTAACATTATCTGAGCCTTCCACTGCGCCCACCTTAAAGCTCACCATCCCGTCCAATCCGTCATTGACATTCTTCACTATCAGTCGCATGTGGTCTATAGGTCGTGCTGTCAGAGTGAACACAGCTTCATTTTCGCCATCTGTATTATTCAGCACGAGAAAACGCTTGATGAGGCTCTCAATGCCATATAGCTGGAAACTATATTCCCACTCCATGGTACTTTTTTGAGCCGGAGCATATTTTACGGTAGCCCAGTATCGCTCATTTCCGTACTCGATGTAATCATTCACATCGATGGAAACAAACTCGTACAAGGTGAAAGAAAGCTTCAGCAGGTTGTCTCCCTGAATCTCCTTCTCTTGCGTGCTGCTGTTGTCAGGCTCTATTTCGGCCTTTGCATTTCCGTATCTGTCAAATAGCGTTAGAAGCATATTACAATGGTGTTATAATGTCATTAAATGATAGGGTCAGGCTCACGGAACTTGACTTTGTAACGGCTTGCCTGCACACCTTCTTTCCACAGGTAAGTCAATGCCGTATATGAGCTGCTGTCCATATAGAACACCTTGAGCGACAGGTTGAGCTCCGTGAAGGTGATCGTGAGCCAGCCGTCTTTACCCGTTTTTAGAAATTGAATGAATGCCATGTATTTGGCTATCCATTCCTGTCTCGTCTTGGCGTATTGTGCGAAATGCAATGTCACATCACGCTCCGCATTAGCCGGCAAGAGCGTCTTGGCGTACTTCTTGCCGTTATGCTCTCGTATGTCCACACCGACATGTTCCTTTGCCTTGCTTGGCGTCAGAATGGCGTTCAGGTTCTCCCTGCCGCCTTTCTTCTCCTCGGTGAGAAACACACCGTACTCCTTCCAAATGTCAGTGCCGTTTATAAGCACAAGTCCGCCTAATATCTTGTCCATGTCATTTAACTTTTACGCCATCGCGAGTAATTTTCCTCATTTCTTCCTTTATGTCTTTCAGAGATTGGGCACTGCTGCCCGTATTGAGCTCTATTTTCCTGAGATGCTCCTGTGCGGCACTCATTTTTGCAGCGACATCCTCAACCCGGTCATCTATGCTTGCCCAATGCATCTGCCCGCTGACGAACAGTCCTTCAAGCTTCGTCGCCTGGTCTTGGCTCATCGTGGTGAAGGCACCGGCCTTTCCGCTCTGTGTCGTTCCACCGTTCTTGTCGACAGAATTGATGATGCCTGCATTGCGCAGCTGCTCGATATCACTCTTGGCACTATTTACATAGTTGTCATATTCCTTTTTCAACTCATCAAGCCGCTTGCGGTACTCGGCATCGGTTATCTCGCCGTTCGTACGAGCCTTGTTCAGTTTGGCGAGATCTTCATACCATGCCTCCAGGTTCTTCTGGAATTTTGCCCCGACCAGGTTGTTTATGGTCATTTTATTGACCATTGCCTGCCAATTCTCGGCAATGTCATCAAACACATCTTCCGAGCCATTGGCAAGAGCATATAGTGAATCGAGGAAATCGTCGAAGACGTTCTTCTTTGTCGTGGTTGTAAGGTTCTCGTAAAGGGTGTCTGTTATCTCCTGCAACTTGCCAGCCTGCTCTATATAGGCATTTAACTTTTCTGCGACACGCTCTCCATAGCCACCTTTCCCCGTTTTGATAATCTGCTCCCACATGTCCACATTAGACCGGAGCACTTTCATCTCCTCGGGACTGAGCCCCCAGATGTTACCGTCCCACTTTCGGCCTATCTGCTCGCTCAGGCGTTTTATCTGCTCGTCGCTGTAACCTTTCCAGTAGTAATCCCAGCTATGATGGGCAGAATGATATCCTGCCTGCTTACGTGCGATGTCCTTGTAGTTGTCGTTCGTCTCTCGTTGCAGTCTTTCCGCATCGTTCGATATGCGAATGGCAGTAGAACCCCTCGCCGTCTTCATTTCGTCTGTCAAATCCTCGATAGCCTGCTCCAACAGCTCATTGCGCTTAGTGAGCCTGTCAATGGCTTCTGCGACCTCCTTTTCGTTGGAATTGGTAAACCAGTCGCTTGGACCGCTGCTGCTCAGCAAGCCCAGTGTCAGTATATTGCCGACACGGCCTAAAACAGAATCCAAAAGACCGCCCACGCCATTCACAACAATATGCTCAAGCACGTGGAATAAGTTTTCGGGTAGGTCGAATATCGCATTTATCAGGTTGCCGACTGCGTCCAATATACTAACCACGAGATCGTCTATCCAACGCAACGAAACAAGTTCCGTTATCGAGTTGAGGACGCCTGTCACAAACCCCTTGATGCCACTAACCAAATCAAGTATAAGCCTTGGTATCTGGGCTACGATGCCGATGACACTTCCCAGCCCGCTTGACAGCAGGCTTGATATACCTCCACCGATGGATGACAGCGTTGTACCCATCGTGCTTGACAACGTGCTGCCTATCTCTTTTGCCATACCTTCTCCCATCTGTGGAAGTATCGCGTCGAGCGTGCCTTTCAAATTGTCAATGGCACCCACTTGTTGCTGCAGGCCGTTGAAGCCTTCCACGCCTTGCCAGCCCTTGGCATTGTTTAGGGCGGTTGTCAGCCCGCTTGTGAAGTTTGCCACCTCGTCCGAAGTCCGATTCAAGGCGGCACCGAAATCTTCCATACTCTCGTGCGCCTTCACCGTAGCATCGCCCAGTTCCTGCGCCTTGTTTTCAAGAGCTTCGTATTCGTCGGTAGTGATTTCACCGGCATCGAGCTTTCTCTTTCCTTCATTCCGTGCGTTTACGGCATCTTCCTCGGCCTTTACAGCACGGTCATAAACAGCCACGCTGTCAGTGAAGCGTTTGACGGCTTCGTCAAGCGTTCGCCATGTTATGCTCTGGTCAGTACCGACATACTTGCGTATCTCCTGAAGCAGAGCCGTTACCTTCTGCTGGGTGTCAGCATCGGCGTTCTTATACTCGTCGGTATTGACATAAGCGCGCAGTTGCTCCAACATCGGCACCATCATCTCTTTGGCGAGATTGCCAACGCCACTGAACAGCACATGCCAGTCGATGCCTCTCGAGATGCTTTCAAACGACAGCGAGGAGTTCTTCTTCTGCTGTTCCTTCAGCAGCTGTCGCTTTTGCCATGTTTTTGCTGCGTTGCTAACAGATGATGCATCCACCTCTGCTATCTTCTGGGCGTATTCCTCTGCCAATGCCAGCTTTTGCTGGTGGAATGAGCCATACTCCTTCAGGTAGTCTACCATAGCAGAGATTTCTTCCTTGCGAGCCTCCCTGTTGGCATCAGCTATTTCTTTCTTTCGGATAACGGCAGATTGACTACGGGCTTTCTGCAATGCCTCTGCCTGCTCCGCTGTCAGACCGTCCTTGCCAACAGCACTCTTTGCCTTTTTATTGTCACGCTTCCAGTTGCTCTCTTGCTTGTCAATGGCGTTTTTGCGGGCTTGATATTCGTTCTCTATTTCGCGGAGCTTTTTTTGCAGACCTTCCTGCATGGTTTCTATTTCCGCCGAATCGTTAGAGCGTTGCAGGTCTACGAGTTCCTGCTTCATCTTTTCAGCCATTTGTCGCCTGCGTTCTGCTTCCGCCTCTTCCTTCAGCTTTTTCTTGTCCGTTTTTTTTGCGTCAGCATTCTTGGCGGGCTTGGTCTTGTCGTATTCCTTTTTCTTTTGATCAAGGTCATCCTTGAACTCCTTCGCCTGCTTCTCATACTCTTCCTTCGTCAGCTTGTTTGACTTGCTTCTGACGAAATTGTTGTAGTTTTTAAGAGCTTGCTCATAATTCTTCTTCGCCTGCGCTCCCCATGCTGCGCTGTTATCACGCTTGGCATTGCGTCGATTCCTTTCAGCTACCAACTTGTTGAGCTGATACTGCAGCTCGTCATTGGAATATATGCCTGTCAAGCTCTTGCTGCCCTGTATTATTTTTCCATACTTCTTACCGTTTACCTTCATCGCTGCCAACAGGTTTTCGCGGCGTTTGATTTCTTTTTCCAGCGTATCATTGCTGACACCTGTGAGCTTTTCAAAATAAGCATTGACTTGGCTCTTGCGTATCTGCCCAGTCAGATTGTTTCTTTTGCCATATAGTGTCTTGAGTTCGGCTTCCTCGCCTTTGGTCAATCCGCCACGTTTGGTCATACTTCCATTGCGGTCGGATTCTTCCCAATATTCCGTGCTCTTTTTCTTTTCAAGTGTTTTTATCCTGTCGTTGATTGTCTTGACCTCGTTCTTAGGATTCGCAAGCGACTTCTGGCCATCGAGCAAGGCTATCTCTTCCTTGATTTTCTTGATGTTCTTCAGCTTGGCGTATTCAGTATCATACTTCGCAAAGATGTTGGGATACTTCTGCTCCAACTTGTTAAGGGCTTCACGCCTTGTATCAGTAGACAATGCTTCATCACCAGCTATCTGGCAGAGTTCCTCCAACCTGCGCTTATGGGCTTCTTCCGCCTCAATGACTTTCTGCTTCTGCGCCTCGTAGGCTTCATCTGCATCTTGCAGACGCTCCGTTTCGGTCTTTGCACTGACCATGGTGGCCACTACGCCGGCGAGCATTGTTGCCACCAAGACGTAAGGGTTGGCAAGCATGGTGGCATTCAACGCTTTCTGCGCTCTCTCCACAAGAACCAGCCAATTGTAATGCAGAGCCTCTGCGGCCGTTGCCCACCCTTTAGCTGCTGCGGTAAGCATGACGGCGGCTCGGTAGGTGCCATAGGTGGCCACCATGGCCAACAGGATACGGCCAAAACGCTCATAGTGCTCTACGACATACGAGATGCCTGACAATGTCGTATTGATGACACCTTCGCTTTGCTGACCTAACTTATTGAACGCTATCGAGATGCTGTCTTCTATGTTGGCAATCTGTCCTACTATCGTCTTTGACTGCTCGGCCATCAAACCACCGAACTTGCCGCCCTCATTGGTGAGGCTCTCGATAACCTTCTGTACTTCGGGGAATCCGACCTTTCCGGCTTCCACCAGTTCGCGCACCTTGTCCTCGGCCACGCCAAATTGTTTCGCCAGCTCACTTATCATAGGAAGCCCGCGGTTGGTGAACTGGTTCAAGTCCTGCGTATATAACCTGCCTTGTGCCATTGTGGTACCATACAGATATACCAGATCGTTTAAAGGAACACTTAGTCCGGCTGCAATATCTCCAAGCCGTATCAGTGTCTCGTTCACCCGCTCGGCTTCAAAGCCATAGGCAAGCAGCTGCTTGGCTCCTTGCGCTACATCTTCCAAGCCGAAAGGTGTTGTGGCAGCCGTCCTTACCAGTTGCATCATCAAGGCATTGGCCTTTTCCTCGCTCTGAAGCATCGTGGTGAAGGCAACCTCTAACTGCTGAAATTGACCACGCACCTTGGCTACCTCGGACACGAACTCCTTGATAGTGAATGCCGCAGCCAATTTGCCGATAGAACGCGTCAGGCGGTTGGAAATCTGCTCCGTGTTCTCCAATTCCCTGTTCGCCGCTGCCACGTTCTGTTGCAGTTCCTTGACCTTCCGCTGACTCTTATCCATATTAGGCGAAAGTTTATCCACCATCAGAAGTTCTATTTTAACCGGTTGTGCGTTTGCCATTATTCGTTTAATTTACTCTGAAAAAAGCCGACTATCTCGTTGGCTTCCTCTTCAGCTGTTTGATTTTCTTTCTTGTTCTTGTCATTCTTGTCTACATAGCGAGGGGCATCGCTCAGCATCATTATCAATGTTTGATAGTTCACGCCATTCAGTATGTAGTCTACCGTCCACCCTGTAGCACTTGCTATCTGCCACAGGAAACCGAAGGGGCTATGGGAGCCTTCCCACTGGCTCTTTAACTCCCCTCCTTCTTTTTCTGGCTCAGACGCAGGCGCATCGGGTTCGCTATCTCTGCTGATCTGATAATAGGAATAAAAGGGTCAGTACCCATGAGGGAGACGAATTTCTTCATTACCTCCATCTGGTATTCGTGTGTCATGAAGTTGCGTATGAACCAAGCCACAAGCCACACACCACATTTACGCGAGAAATATCCGCGACATATCATGTAGGCTATCATACGGCTTAGGCTTTTGCCCTGCTGGACGAGAAATTGAAACTCCTCCTCTTTCGTGAAATTCCAAATCTGCTCACTCGTCACATTCATGGAAAGGTATGTCCGGGCAATCTTCAGCTGCCCGGACAAATAGGGACGCTTCATAGTCACACGCAGC